GCATAATACTCCAATAGTTTTTCGTCATGTTCGTTAGATTGAATAGAATTCCGCATATTGGTACCACCAGTATGTGTGACTCCAGCAGAATCTATTCCTGAAAATTGTGCCCCTCCAGTATGTCCTCCACCTACTCCAGATAGAATATCCTTATAGCCGAAATCTTTCTGAGTTTCATCATATGTTTTGGTAGAGAAATTTTGATTGTTTTCAAATCTAGCAGATATATTATGTATCTTGCGTGCTTGATCTGGGAATTTTTGCTTTAAATGTCCAAGTGGCAATATCTTACGTACCATCACATAGGCTGCATCCCTAAATAGGATATCCCTGGATTTAGCATCTACAAATACATCAAATGGATCTGGCTGTTCTATTGTAACCTCTCCCATTCCCCTGTCAGCATTAGGGTCTACGCTAACCATAAGGTACCCGACAGATTTAGTTACTGCATCATTTACAGCATTAGATAGGAGTGAGGAACCATCAGATTGATACCATATATAGTCAGCAATATCTGAGAAGACTGCTGCTACATCTATATCGCTACCTTCAGCCCCGATAGCCTGCCACCGAGGCCGATTGGCGGTAGCGTAAAAATTTAACATTTCAACTACAGGGATAATACGATTAATGGTAAATGTAGGCATTCCCTGTGCTTCTAAAGCTGTAGTTTCTTCAGCAGAAAGCTGGTTATCATTAGAGAAATCACAACCTTTTTGATTGATAAATTCCCATTGCTGCCTAAGTCCACTTTCAGCTATCTCGAATAAATTTAATATTCGATCTGCAGTCTTATCTGACCTACTATTTTTCTTTGCCATTTTTTATCTCTCTTATTTGTTGTTTGCAATCCTCGCAAGTGACAAACTTCCTAGGAGCATGAGCTATTAATTCAAGTTTCGCTACTCTGTCTGCTATGCTGCTCATAACTTTACTTATCTTAAGCATTAGATCTCCTATGCTACTATCCATGACTTGGGAACGGGTGTTTTCTTATAATATGAACCTTCTTTGCTTACCTTAATATTATCATTAGGACGTGCATACAAACATGCATATGCCAATGCATCTATTGTATCATCATGAGACATTCTTGGTCCGAATGTTATAATTTCATGATGTAAATCGTAGTGCTCCTTTTTCATATGTATCTGTCCTACAGAGAATCTCTGTGCTAGTACAGATTGTATCCTGTCTCTTTTAGACTGTCTCGTTCCAGGCTTTTCTTCCTTGAACTTAACAGTAAAATCATTCCTTCGCATCATTTCTGATTGAAGTGCTTGAAAAACTGGTCTAGACATTGTCGTATCTTCAATGACGAACATATGCGGGCAGAAAGCTTTATTAATCTCAAATATATAATCAACAATACCCTTCTGATCCTGTGCTTGAATTCCAAGTACAGGTAGGCTCCGCTGACGCACATAATCCAGAACATAAATACGATTAAACTCATCAATGCCAATTGTAATGAGAACTGAGTAATCGCTATCCCTCCTATTTATATCAGTTGCAGTATCTACTCCTGTAAATACAGTAACAGGTATTATATCTCCAGATTCCTGTATAATATACGATATACCATCATTTTCATTATGAAAGAATGAACCTTCCCAATATTTTATGTGATCTCTATTGAATACAGAATGCTCTTCACTCTGTACTTCCATCATGTATTCCTGATAAAACTTATGTGGTTGTCCTGAATCAGTATAAAATTTCTTCTTCCTATCCATTTCCTCCTGACCAAACCAGGAATCCCACAAAACAGCTCCCTTATCATCTATTACCTTATACATTAAGACATCCCAGGAAAAATCATCCCCATTAGTCGTTGCTTTAGCGTGATTAACAATAAGATTATTAATAAAACTGTCGAAATGCACAGGTGTACCGTTAACACGAAGGCGACCAGTGTGAGGCTCAAGAGCAGGGAAAACAACAGCAGTAATGAGGTTAGCGTTTTTTGCCCTAGCATCTGAAGTGATGGTATTGTTTTCGTCTTCAAAATCGTCCAGTACAACGAGGTCGTACCTCTTATGCAACTTAGCACCGCCCCTAATGCCAGAGATATTTGATTTCGAAATGAGCTTACATCCATTGGAGAGCTCTATATCTGTTTCTGTCCATTTCTTTCCTTTCAAGTCTCCAAAATAATATTGAATCTTATCATTAATTTCAATATGAGACTTTATATAGTCCATGTTACCAGTTGCAAGTTTAGCAGTGGCAGATATCCAACCGTAAAAAAAGGGTTCATTGTTTTCTGCCAAACCCCATTCTACTCTTTTACCAGCGAAACAGAAGTCTCGCATAATATCTGCCTTAGTTAAAACTGTCTTACCATGCCCTCTGGGCATTATAAATGCAGCCTGCCTGATAGATTTATCATTGATCTTATCAGCTACAGTATAATGGAAAGGGGGTGTCTCTGATCTCATAAAGTCATCTGGTAGAAATAGTTTACCAAAGGAAATAAGATCTTGGTATGCTAAACGCAGTGACTCCTCCTCCTTAGATACATTATGGAAATTTAGATTTACGTTCTTATCTAAGTCCACTTCCACCACGCTTTCTTCCTTTTTGCCCTTTTCCTCTTTTCCTAGCTTCTATCTTTGGCTTGTCTGGCGGAAGAGTTGTTATATCACCTACACTTAACATTGTTGTTAGCATAATAGCGGTAATCACTTCTTAACGCACTTCCCATTTACCTTTTTATATCCTTTTCCACATTTAGACTTGCCATACTTTCTGCGAGCATTACCAGTTTTTAATTTACTGGTATCTTCTATTCCTAAATCTTTTGTTCCGAATATATCAGCCATATATTACCATTTATCTAATGGGCATTTTGCAGCCCTTATTTTAGTTTTCAGTTTCATGAAGCAACCACATTGCTTACATCTATTAGAAGGCATCAGTTCAGGACATGCCTGACATATAGCCCAACGATGTTCAACGTCTTCGCTTACCAGTTTTTTCTTTAAATACGCCCCGAACTCCTCTATCTGTTTCATGCGGTTCCCATACTGGGTGCCTTTTGCCAGATAGTGGTCAGGTATGTGTAGCCTTGTTTAAATCCTGCCATAGATTAATTTTGACCTTCATAGTCCCATTCTAGTTCTTACACGTTCCAATAAGTCGTGATGTGATTTTAACATCTCAGCTTGTGTTTTCAATGCACCCATGATATGAGCTACATGCTCATTCAGTTCAATCACATGCCTCATGATGCTTTCGTTTTCTTGCTTTACCTTAGACTTGGCTGGTGCCTTCGTCAGTGTAGAGTTTTCCAATATCTACCTCCAGTTTTTTCATGTCGTCTATTGTTGGGATATTAGCAGCTTCAGCTTCTGTATATACAGATGCAGTCATCTGTTCCAGTTTCTTTGCATTTATATGCTCTGTGATACCATGCTCGATGAATAGATCTCTATTGTCAATAAAATATTGAAATGCAGCAGCTACCTCTTCATCTATAGTGCCATCTTCAGGTATTCTACCAAGTTTCAACATTTCAGCAATAGTATTTACATTAGAAGCGAGAGTTGCGACTTGAGCTTTATCATTGAGGTCTGCTGCCCTGAATTGCTTATCCAACATGAGGGTGAACGCCTTCTCGTCTTCTGGAAGGTACGCTCCTTCTTTTCCCAGTTGCAGTGTTTGACCATTTAATTCCTTAAAGTTCGGCATCGCCATTCTCCTCTAAGAGCTGTTTTCTATCATCCAGCACTGTAGTATCTTCAGGCAAGAAGCCTTTAAATACTGCACCACCAATAGCTGTAATCTCCTTTTTTGTCTCTTTGATTTCTAATATATCTGCCAGCTCGAATAAAGCTTTCAGCTTATCAGAATCCTTTTCGCCATCTAGTGCAACGTCCCTGATACCTTGTAATACCATAGTATCATTAATACCTAACTTTGCTAAGACTGGCCGTAATTCTTCTTTCATAACTGTCCTCACTCTCTCCTGTTTTAGTAGTAATCCTGCCTGTGCATGTGCATGAGACCTATTCTTAGTGTCAAAAGCTCTCAAGTATGCTTCCGTCCTTTCCATACCTTCGGCAATAAAAGCAGCGAATACTCGTTCCTTATATGTAACCTCTTTTCTTTCAATGGTCTGTGTATAAGGGGATTTACCTGATATATTGTAGATATTTTCCCTTTTATCACAGTCCATCTTATAGGCATCTTTACAGATAAAGGTACCCGTACAAGTACCTACATACTTAAGAGCTTTAACTTTCTTAGTAGGCCTGGCAAACATTCCAGTACGTAGGATCTGAATAATGCATCCATCATCAGTCAATACCCAATCTCCTATGTCACCTTCCCTCCAGTTGTCAAGAAACTCTGTACCATCAGGTAATTCATCTTCGCTTTCATACACTGTATGGCTTCGATCTTTTACAGTATACTCTCTCACGCTTCTCCAAGTCCAAATTCGTCAATTAGCTTTATCAACGTCTCATCATCATAGTAGTCATCATCCATATTGATGACAAATTCTACAGGATTGGTTATACCTAGCCCTATACTTCCATCGTCTTCAATCTCTTCCTGTATATATTCAATCTCTTCCGTCTTATCGTTATAAGCTATTGTAAGATGGTAGATCTTCATAATATCTCCTTTCTTATGACCTTACAGATGCGAGGGCCTTAGCCCGAGCATGTATCTTTATCTGCATAAGTCATGCACCATAGTTTACATACTTTATGTGATATAAGTCAAGTCTTCTAAGTCTTTGAATAACAACATTGTAGGGTGATTAGGAAAATGCACTCGCATTTGAGTAATCAATCCAAAACTGGTTCTGCTTCCTTCTCAGCTTTAACCTTTTCATCTTCCTTTTGTTTCACCTGTTTCTCCAAATACTCCATGAACTTAGGCTTCTTATCAGTGTAATCTAGAAAGTGAGAGAATATTTCAGTCAAAGAGTTCAGCTGAGACTGTGTCGACATCAGTCTGTACTGTATTTCCTGGATCGCCAGCTGAAAGTCTTTGTTTGTAGGCTTTTTGCTTTTTCTTTGTTTCATTGCAGTCCTCTTCATAGTGAATGTGATCTATGTCACAGTAGCTAGGGCAGACATAACTTCCCCCTGGGCAGTATTCTAGACGGTTTCCCCATCCCATAAAGCCCGCTAAAAATAAGGCTAATAGGGTATTTTGCACTAGTTATTTATTCCTAGTGAATACCCATACTCCTATATTGAGAGCTGCTATCATAGCTATATACAGAGATGCTCCCTGTACCACATGATGCAACTGCCATAGCCCTACAATCAGGTTTACCCAGCGTACTAGCTGGAACCTTTCTGCACTGGTTATTATAGTTTCCAATCACTTCTTCTTTATCTCGTTACTTTTCTGATTACGTAAGTAGTCTTCCAAACTGTCAAATTCTTTCTGTAATTCCTGTAAAAATGGATCTGGCTTAGGAGCAGTCCAATATCCACCATTGGGAAATGCAACCACAAGCTGATCCTCAGAGTCTAACGGGCTTATTACAATATATATAAACTGATAGTCGGAGAATGCATAACCTTTACTCATATCTAAGGCTAATATCTCCCCTGGATTCATCTCATCGGTGGACACCTTACGCCAGACATTAATTTCCTTAGGTTCTGAGCTTTCAGTAAAGGAAACAACGAAAGTGCAGGCAATAATCAGGGCCAGTATTTTCTTCATAATATCTCCTTATCATGTATTTAAGCCCCCCTTTCTGCATAGGTAATATATACGAGTTACGTTAACTTTGCAACTATGTGAGCCACATCACAAAAGGTTTCAAAAACTGGGGCATTTTAGTATGTGACTATATTCAAACACCATCCGCCTTGCGATGGGATTTTCTTTATCCCACTTTAGTTAACTTCCAAATCAAATAGAAAGGGAATACATTATGTTTGAACTAGCCTTATGCTACCTAGCACGCTTGAAATACTCTGAGTGGTATCAAAGACCATTCTACTCCACAACTCTCACTCTCACATTTGAAGATGAGAGCCTCAATGAACGCCTTGTTACCGACAACCCTGAACACCAGCAAGCCGATGACACACCGAACACCAGACTCTACTTTGGTGATGGTGAAGAAGACTTCCAGAACGCTGATGAGTACGCCTACATCATTGCAGACCCAAACCACAAGGGCTCTCGCATCCTACCCATCTCTCTTTACAAGAAAGCCTCTCTCAAGGCTACCAAACAGGCTTCCAAGGCTCCCAAAGCATCCGCTCAAGCCTAGACAGGGGGCTTCATGCCCCTTTTTGCACAACATAATAGACACAGGGGTTATCTTATGATTTCTGATAAGACAGCCCCTAAGTCTCCTAACCTATCAATGAAAGGATAATATCTTGAAGAAATCTACTGATCTAATGCCATACACACTATTTATGTCCTACTTATTACTTGCTTGGGTAGTAGTGATTATCTTATCTCTTGCTGTTCTACTTGAAGAAGAAACAGACCAAGTATACTATGGTCAAACAGAAGAGGTATCACAATGAAATATATTATTATCATAATCATATCAGCTCTATCTTATGCTGAATGTGATTACAATGGGGATAATCAGCTTGACATATTAGATATAGTAGAACAGATAGACTGTATCCTCAATGATTGCTGGTACACTGAATATGAAGATGGACCAGACTATGAAGATTATGCCACAGTCCTAATAAATAATCAGCTATGGTTTGCTGAAAACTTAAGGACTACCCACTTCAGTAATGGTGATCCAATACCTTACATAGCATGGGACGATGGTTGGACATACAACTATGAACCAGCCTATGCTAACTACGATGAAGACTCAGCTAATGCTGAAACATATGGTAAACTATACAATCAATTCGCAGTAGATGATGAAAGAGGTATCTGTCCTATCGGTTGGCATGTACCATCTCAGCAAGAATATATTGACTTGGCTAACTATCTCGGTGAACATATGGCTGGATATAGAATGAAACACACCAGTTGGGATGGAGATAACCAAGTACACTTTAATGGATTACCTGCTGGCTGTCGTGATTCTGGACCAGCTAATGGTGACTGCTGTATGGGTAATCTTGGTCACTTCTGGACATCAGACCATATGATCTATGCTGAATTGGAATCAAGTATAGATGAACTAATATTTAAATCCAAAGATAAAAGGGCAGGTAAGTCTGTCCGTTGTATTAAAGATTAAAGGTGTAAATGCATGGGTGGATCCCTACTAACACATCTAGCGGGCTACGCACCTTATTATTCGGGAAGTGCTTGGAGACATCCAAGGTCAGAACTATAAGATATGCTTATAGTCAGTAAGTTAGGCTCATACCCTTTCTAAGCCACTCCCGACACTTTTCCCCCGAGTGGATGGTTGTATCGGTCAGCGTATTAAACTGGCTTCTATCACTGTATTTGGGCTTAATACAGCCATTCACTCACATATTTGAAGGCTTGAAAGTAACCTACGAATAAGCGTATAGCCTAGGTAACGATCTAGCTCTGCTTAATACAGCCTTCATTAAATTGAGGAAGTCAATAGAGTTCTAATGCGAACACTAGTCTGTAAGATCGAAAGACACAGGCATTCTCTTGCAAGGGGGCTTCCTCACAATATTCTAACCTATCAACTAACAACAAGGAGAAATAACTAATGAAGAGCATAAATATCATGAAGAATCTCTGTGAACTTGTAGCTGATGTACATAATGCTATTGGTAAAGAAATAGAGGCAATTGATAATAACTATGATCCTATTGGAGATCATTGCCGTGATTGTTTCTGTGATAAGAAGTCAGATCAACCAGGTAAATTCAGGATAAATGAAGATCATGTTAGAGTGGACGATGGATATATTCACTTTATTATCAGTGCTGTTAAGCATTGTATTAAAGATAAACGATTCATGTATCGCTTTGCACAAGATTGGTATATTCAACCAAAATTTGTTGAAGAGGAGGCAGTCTAATGATAATACATGATATGCTTGAATCTATTAAACTATTTATAATACTTAACCCTATGGAAACAGCCTTCTTATTGATTGTTGTGTGTACTTGGACTGGCTCTTACCTTGAGTCAGTCTTCAAGTTCTGGGACTGGGGTCCTCAATGCAATAAATGTGATGAATGGACATTCTGGACTGATACTAAGATACATTGCACTAAATGTGATGATCATAGATCTAATGATATCTGGGAAGAAGGCTATGCTCACGGTGAAAGAGGAACAGGAGGTCTTAGATGAATATAACTGGCATACTAGCAATAGGTAATGGTGAGAAATGTCCATTTTGCGACCTTATTATAACAGAAGATATTGACTCTCTCATACATATGACTGAAATGCACAAAGAAGAATTAAACAAAGCATTGTTTGGAGGTAGTAATGAATAAAGAAGAAACTGCTAAGTTCATTAAATCTATCATGAAGGAAGTAAATAAACTGACAGAACTAACCAAACAACTTCAACAAAATATAGATAATGCTCCTATCCTTAAAGAGAAAGACAATATTTATAGAAAGATAAAAACACATGTTAACAAAGAATCAAGTTAAAAGACTTTTAACACACTGTAAGAGAACAGACAAGCAATTATTTAATACATTGTTCACTCATAATGAATGGATACATAATCAAGGCTGGATCGAAGCTCTTACATTTGTGCTTAATGGAGATAAAACAACAATCAATAACCTACCTATCAATAATAAGGAGAAAGTAAATGGTACTTGATCAAATGTGGATTAATCCCCATATACAAGATCTGTATGCTGAAATAATTGCTATAGAAGATATATCTGAAAGCAATGATACAGATAACGAACTACTTAAAACCAATCAACCTAATATAGGAGAAATACAACAATGTCATATTTAAAAATACAACAAGGAGATGTTATACTTCGTAAAGTAGATGAAGCAACATTTAATGCAGAAAACTTAAATCATCGTGTTGCTAAACATGAAACTCGTGCAGTATTAGCAGAAGGTGAGGCAACAGGTCATTATCATGCAGTATATATGGATGATCTATTAGATGGAGCAGGGATAACGCTCTGTAAAGCTGGTGAATATACTCGTCAGAATGATGGTATCATAGTTACTGGTGCTCCAGTAGAACTAAGACATGAAGAACATAATACTATCACATTAGAACCTGGTTTCTATCTTCAACGCATAGTAAAAGAACATGACCATATCTCTGGAATAACAAGGAGGGTTGCTGACTAATGGAAAAAGAAAATATTCCTATAATAGAAAAGAATATACCTATGTCTAAGATTCATTATAAACTAGGATCATATAAATGGAAATGTATTGAATTAATGACTAATATGGATATAGGTGATTCTATTAAAATCGAGAATAGATCGTTAGCACAGGTAAAATATACTTGGCTATGGAGGGCATCTAGACAATTAGGACTTAAAGATGCCTTTAAAATTGAATCTATTGATAAAACTAACCATAGAGTATGGAGGGTTAAATAATGCAAATGAATATAATGCAACTCATCAAAGAAGGAAAAAATGGTGATCATCTTAGATCCAGAGGTGGCAATAGATATACATATAATAAGTATGCTTTTGTAAAAATAAGAAAAGATACTGTACAAGTCTATACTGCTCATGGTTGGAGTGCTTTAAAGAAAACTGACTCACTGGACGTGCATCAATCTGTGGCTACTTTAACAAAAGATAAAGTAATCTTCAATCTTCAAAAACAAGATCAAGATAGTCATTGGCGTAAATCAGAATATAATGTATGGCCTATGGCTGGATTTCTTAGCTTAAATCTACTGTATGATTGCTATAGAAGATGGTCTTACAGTGAATATCTCATACATACACCTAATAAGGGTGATGTAATTCCCTTTGCAAGAATGGAATTTGATTGGCAAGGGAATCTAATATCTAAGATACCACTTAAAGCTGAAACTAAATATGAGGTATGGGATAGACAGCGCAAAGATAATATAAATAGACAATCCAGAGCAAGATATGCACAACAGAAAGCAGAACGTGAATTCCGTAAATATGAGAAAGCTGGTAAACTGGAAGAATATCCAATAGAAAATGTATTCACAATAAGAAATGCACAGCTCAGATCTCATGCACTTAATGCTATTGGGCTTGAAAAGGTATTAGCTCCTTATCCTATTAAGGTAATAAATAAAGATACCATAGATGGAAGACCTTATGAACTCGTTGACATTGAATTGCCTGCTATATCTATATATCAATTTGGTAGACATAATACAAGTTCACCCAAATGGTGTCTATATCTTAAAATGACTAATCCTTCCACTGGCGAATATCATCTTGAAGGAGTTCCTCGTAAATCAGATAGTTCATGGGACCATATCCCAGAAGAAACTGTTAAAGGAGCTCTTGCATGGAGAGATGGTGAAGCACCTGGAACAAATAGACCATTCAATCAAAAATCAAATCTAAGTGGATGGAAATATATTCAACCTA